AAAAATCTGAATACCTGGCCATTCTATCATAGGTGCCATAGGCACTCATGGCTGTGCTATAGACGTGGCTTTGAGTCTTTCCAAATATGTCAAAAGCAGAAGAAGGCCTAGACTCTTTTGAAGACCTTATCTTTCTTTTGACAACGGGCCCACTTCTAAAGAGGTGTGTCAATCTCCTAAAGAGGCCGTCTTGTCTATTTTGTGCCATTAAATTCTCCTGATCATACTATACAGGGATAACAATCTTACATAAATTATTTATATACCCAGTCTAAATCTGGCGGTATAACGTTTTTCTCGCCCCACCTAGATTGCCACTTTCCTTTCTTTTTTGTCTCGCCATCTGTTCTGACAGGGTTGTAGGGCCTACTATCCGTTACTGCTCCAGGCAAGTCTCTTGGCATGTCAAATGTATTTGTCTTTCTCGACATTCCCTTGAGCATTGCTTCGTTTAAAGCAGCTGAATTTCTGCTGTGGTCTGACGATGAGTCATATAGCCAGAGACCGATCGCAAGACTCATGACGAGATCATCATTATAATTTCCCCTCATTGCCTGAGCCTTGTTTCCTTTCCAAATAAATGTTTTCATCTCTTCATAAAACCTAGAGGAGTAGATTTTAATTTGCTTATTTCTAATTACCTCCTCTAGCTTTGTTAAGATCATATTTCTAGTCTTTCCGCTAGTCGTAAATCCTGCAATCTCTGTATTTCCAGGCGGTATATAGTCTCCAATTAAGACAGACTTTCTTCTCCTGTAATAAAGCGTTGGATAGTTTAAATCCTTAAGCTTGATTATTGTTGCAAATCCATAGCTGTTATTTTCAGGACAGACGATAGCCTTGTTGTATCTCAACCCGTATTCATTAATAAGGACAGCAAAGTCATCCGGAGGAATCTTTCCTTTATACTCAGCTACGACTTCTCCCTCTTCTACATCAATAATGTGAAACGATGAATAGTCCTTAGAGTCTCCCCTTGCAACATCAGCTGATAAGATATACCTGTGGTCAGAAAGGGGATACTTCCAGATCCAGACGCTCATATCTCTTCCACCACGATCTACTGGGCTCTTTATTTGGGTTTGAAGATATTTTAAATCTTCATCTGTCAAAAATGTCTCACCAGAGGATGCAAAGTCACAAAGATACTCTTGGGCTACTTTTCTTGCAGAGAAGTTCCTGGTCTCTTTTTCAAACCACTCTTCATCTCTTTCAGGATGAACATCCCATGGGAGTCTAATTGCATTGAACTCATTTAAGCCAGCCTCAGCATTTGTAAAGAGCTCATGATATTGCCCTCCCACACCATTTGGTGTTGACAATATGACAACTCGACCACCAGTTGAAATTGTAGGATAGAGACCCATCCACAGCTCGTCAAAATTTCTAACAAATGCTGCCTCATCAACAATTAGCAAAGACAGCGCTTCAGATCTACCAGCATCTTCAGATGTCGGAATTGCCTTAATTGAAGAGCCGTGGCTAAATTCTAAGAGCTGCTTATTGTTTGTTACAACAGCTGGAAGAACAAGCCACTTTGGAAGATTTCTCAAGATTGTCTTTACTTTTTTAATGAAGTTCTGAGCGACACTTAGCTTGGTAGCAATAACCAGTATGTTCTTATCTTTCTGAAAGATTGCAAGCCAGACGGCATAGGCAGCTGTCAGGGTTGAAAGTCCAAGCTGTCTAGACTTAACAATTATATTGAACCTGTGATCAATAAAGTCCTGAACACAGTCGTCTTGAAAGGCGTATGTATCGAACGATATCAGACCCCTGACAGGATGCTGAATCTTTGTATATTTGTTAAAAAAGTATACAGGCTCTTTTCCGCACCTGATTATCTCTTTAACCTGTCTAGACTTGTTGACAGAAGCCATTATTCTACACGATAGACAGTTGTTCTTCTATAGTATGCAGTTCTTCTTGGAGAATACGGAGAAGTATCAATAACATCAATTGAATCACTTGAAGAAAGCTCTTTTGCCTTTAGAGATCTTCCTGCGGAAGACTTAAACTCTCTCTTGATGTTCTTCATATACTCCTTTGTAATCTTAATCGACTCTTCCTCATATCTTGCAGCCAAGCTTCTCATCTCACTAACACAGCCCAGGTTAACAATTGTAGCATATGTTACAGAAAACTTATCGCCCTGTAGCGAAGTCTTCAATGAAACTGTTGGAGATCGCGTAGTCGAGCTCCTTCCGTAAGTAGTGTCGCAAATATTTCCTAAAACGTTGACTTCTCTAAAGTTTAGCATAGTCCATTCCTCTCAATTAAATATGTTCTAAAAAGAGAAAGAAACAGGAGTAGAAGCTCTTCTATCAAACTCTTTTTTAATCTCGCTTTTTTCAGGCCTCCAGCCTGACCTCCACGCTTCTTGATTTAGATCCGCCCACTGCATTCCACAAGCAGCACAACATTCAAACCTTTCGTAATAGGATGTGTCTGTAGGTCCGCTCATTGAAATCGTACATACTGGACAAAATAGAGGAATTGTCTTAGACATGTTTCTCGGCTTAACTATTGAAAAGCCGCTCTTCTGAATCAGAACTCTTTCTTTATCTTTAGTTATAGGTGATGTGGGCATCTTTTCCCCTTGAAGATATGTCTAGGGTGTTATCGACAGCATCCTTAACTCCATCAACGTGAGAAATTATCATAATATTTTTAAACCATTTCCTCATGGAGTCTAAGAGCCTATTGCATGCAGCAACATTATTCTCATCTAGTGTACCAAATCCCTCGTCAATAATAAACACATCCGGCTTGGGAAGAGAAGATACGTTAATTAAAGCAACCCTTATAGCTAAAGATGATATCATTTTCTCCATCCCAGAACCAAGCTCAATAACCCGTCTAGAATCTCCATAGTTGATAAAAACATCCATGGAATTGGTGTCTGAATCCGCCTCAAGCTCAACAGTAAATCCCATCACCCCTTGAAGAATTTTTGATATTTCATTATTAATGTGAGGTAATTGAGATTTCATGATAAGTCTGGGTATTCCTTTCTTTGAAACTCCCTGCATAATCAAGTCATAGACTTCAAGCTCAGCAGAAATCTTATCTGAATCAGACTTCTCTTCTCTTAGGTTGGCAAGTCTCATTTCAAACTTTCCTGCCTGTTCAACAAGAGATATCCTCTTCGCATCAACCTGTGTTATCTTTTCTAAAATTTCTGAAATCTTCTTCTTGAGCTTGATTGCGACATTGTCATCTTCATCATCTACAACATGTATTTCCATTTTTGCAAGATCATCTCGAGATCTCTCTATTTTTCTTTTTAGCTCACCAATTTCACTTTCTAGTTCATGAATCTTGATCTGTGTAGATGAGATAGAAACTCTAAGAGAAGACTCTTTACCAATTAGCTCATCATATCTTTTAATCTTACCTTCGAGATCTTGTAGTTCAAGAGCTTTAATACTTCTTCTTGACTCTCTAGCTTGGGAGCTTAGGAGAGATATTAGGTCTTTTTGATCCCCTATCTTGAGCCTATTTTTGTGAGAATCTTTAATGAACTTACAGCTAGGGAACTGGCTACCGCAGGGAATTCCTTCTAGCTTTTTAACAGACTTTTCTTGATTTTTTAAAATAGTCTTCTGCCTATCAATCTCATGTTCAAGCTTTAAAAGATCTGTCTTGGTGCTTCTCAACACTAGGAGATCTTCTTTAATCTTTTCAAGTGGGAATTGAGACTTAACAGTCTCAATCTTGGAAATCTTATCTTCTGACTCAGCGACAAAGTCTAAAAATGTGCTTAATCTCTCCTTGAGGTCAGAAATAGATTTTAAAGTTGAAGATATTAAATTTTTCTGATTCTTAATGTCGGACTTGGTAACAACCTCTCGATCTGGGGAAACAGCAAGCTGTATCTTTAATTCTTGATGCTGAGACCTTAGTTTATTTAGAAGCACCTCAAGCCTCGATATCTTGTCTCGCCGCTCCCTTATTTGCTCTTCTTGGGACTTGATCTCAGTGTCCCAATCAATCTTTGGTAAGCTCTTTGCCCGAAGTCGAATTTGAGAAGATTCCTCCTTGGCCATAAAAAACATCTGGTCAAATATCTCTAGATCAAGAAACTTATTTAAAATGTTCTTTCTAGAGGTCGCCTTCTCCTTAATAAACGCATTCATTTCTCCTTGAGAGGCTAGTGATGTCAGCAGGAAGTCATCAGAAGACCCTATTAGGCTTTGGACAATTTTTTCTGTATCTCTTCTTTGCTCTCCTGACATATCTTCAATTACAAGGCCATCTTCATTAATTTTAGACAGGGATAGGCTGGTAGTTGAATATACATGACCCTTTCTAGCTTGATGTTTAACTGTGCCTCTTTCAACCCTATATCTAATTCCATTTACATCAATATCAACTTGTGCACGACAGTGCTTCTTTCTAGTGTTGATGATGTGAATATTTTTAATACCCCCTCTGTCAGTAGTGTTATAAAGGCAATACATTAAGGATCCAATTATAGAAGATTTTCCCTGCCTATTCTTTCCAAAGATACCTGTAATTCCGCCAAGCTTGTCAAAGTTTAATAAATTTCCCTTTCCATAGCCAAAGGTATTATCAAACTCTAACCTTCTAATTGACCACCTAATGTTTCTTGACACAGAATCTTTTTTAGAAATTTGACTTATGTAGCTAGAGATCTTTTCTTCAATCTTTTCCCAAGTCTCATCAGAAATATCAGTATTCTCATAATAGTTTCTCATCAATCGCTGATGAACAGAGAAGTCTCTAAGGTTTTTCTTTGAAAAGGATTCGCCGTCTGTTTCAATTATTCCTGGATCAACTGCGTGATCCATCTTGAATACAATCTCCGTGGCACTTTTTTGATCCTTTAGCCGCTTATAAAGGGTTGTGATATCTGACTGATGTATCTTTCTATCTGATCTGATTCTAAACCTAGATCGATCAAATAGGCTTCCTGTTAAAGAAAGTGTAGAGTCAACACTTCCGAGCCAATCTATTGTTACGAAAGGTTGTCTGTGCTGAATCTCGTAAAACTTGACATCAAAGTCATCTTTATCCCTAATATCCCAAAATAAGAATCCCTTACCGGGATCCTCTCCGTAATTTTGTTGAATTGACGATCCACAATACGCAATAGTCTTTTCTTCATTTAGAAACTGTGCCTTGTGTATGTCTCCCAATAGAGCAAAGTCATAATCAGAAAAGAACTCAAGGTCAACCTCACCCTCAATCTCCCAGTCAATATCTGTCTTAGAGCCCCAAACGCCTCCGTGGTAGAGGGCAATATTTATCTCACCATCAACTGGAACAACGTCTTTCCAACCCTCTTCATCAAAACATGAAAAAACGCACCAGTTAAACCCTGTTACACCCGTAGGGTAAACGCCTGATTCCTTATAAAGGTGAACTCTGTGATTATCCAGAGCTGACAGAATGGGACTGATTGCATCCTGGCGGTCCTTGTTGTTAAGTAAGCCATCATGATTCCCAAGGATGACATGAACCTCACATATTTTAGATAGCTCTGTAAACCACCAGCAAAGACAATCAATTAACTCAGGAGAAATCCCCTGAGTCTTAGAATGAACTATATCTCCGCCGATATAAATA